ATAAATGTAGCTGCATTACTACGGAAGCTTTATCGGGTGTCCCAGCTCTCTCTGCTCCCCACTTATATAAAGCTCTTAGCTGTTGCTGGCGTTCTGCACTAAACCTATCTACCTTAGATATGTTGAAGAAATCAGCTAGCTCCATGCCTATGGCAGGGTCATTAAGTTCTACACTAGTTTCAAAAGCGCTAGGTTGAGGAGCCTCTTCTACGGGTTCGACTGTTTGGGTTGGCTCATCTTGGGGTATATTTTTAGATACTTGCTCTACTATTTGTTTTTCGTTCATAACAAGTTAATAGTATCATAAATAGTTATTTTTAAGGGATCTTTTCCCTTTTCTTATTGACTCCATCGTTTGTTCGTGCCTGTCATAATTTAGCACCAAGGTGGGGTCGGCATCTGGCTCTTTGACATGGAACTCTAACCTTGGGTTGATTGACTCATCTATCAAAAACTTACAACCAAGCATCTCAGCTCTCTCGGCTACGTTAACATTATCCCACGACCAACCATTGTCATACTCCTCGTCATAGCCCCCTAACCCCTCTAGGATAGATAGAGGGGCCATAGCTACGTTCTGCTCCCACTCAGCAGGACGAATTTCTCTGACCCCATCCATGCCCGTGTATCTCTGGTCCTTGTTCCCGTCAGGGTTGATTGTTGCCGTAGTCAGTAGGGTTTTACTACTCATGCTCTCTAGCATCTTCTCTATAGTGCCTGGTTCTAGCTCAATAAAGTCCTGATAGAAGAAGACATGTTCCCCTTTAGCGTGCCTAAGTCCTTCGTTTGTGGAAGCGTTAAGGTTTGAATGCCTTATCTTCTTTGGGGCTTTTATCCACTGAGCATTTAGACTCCCCGTTTCTACAACCTCTACCTCTGGTTCATATATGATAATCCATTCAAAATCTTGGTAGGTCTGGCGCTCTAGGCTCTTGACTGCTAAAGGAACCCAGCCATTCCTTTTGGTGATAGTAACTACGGAGATCATAATATGCTTTTTAAGCCCTTCTCTAAGCTATCTGCATAGGTGAACTCGCTCCAATTAGCAACCACATAATCCCTAGTAATTGCTTCACTGTCCAGGGCCATGTTCGTGGTGGCCCTAACGGATTCTATGGTAGGCTCAGCTTCAAATACCCTCCCTTTGGCAAAATCAAACCTATCGCTATCTGTTATTATAACGGGCAAGTCCATAGCCATAGCCTCCAACACTGTCCTTTGACTCCCCCCGTCAGACCTAGAAGGGATAACACACACCCTAGAAGCTGCGTATAACCTGTGTAAAACCCTGGCGGAAACACTCGGCAGGACAACCAAGCCATTATCTAGGCATACCTGCCAGCATTCGGTCTCATGATCTTCGTACATATAGCCCACAGCCAAAGAACTCAGGCCTTTAGTTGCTTGAGCATACAAGTCGTGGCGCTTCCATAAGGCGAAGGTTGCTGGGAAGATAGTATCAAAGACCTTGACCTGCTGGACTGGCTTGAACAGCTCTGTATTTGTTCCAAAAGCCCTAGATACTTTGTACCCTTTATCTTTGAAAGTATCTTCGTATACTTGGCTCTCTACAAATATATGCTGGAAAAGGTTGGTGTTGTAACTTATAGGCTCCCCACCTGCAAAGCAAATAGCCATTGGGATACCTAGTTCAGCTAAAATGGGTGCATTAGGTCTGGTCATATCACCCCAGTAAAGAATTGCGTCTGGTTCAAACTCTTTAGCTTCTTTAAGCATATCTGCGCTAACGTGGATGTCAAAATAAGGATGTTTTATTATTGTCGGCTCTTTGCTGGCGGTGAATAACTTAACCTCATGGCCTCTGTTAATCAGCTCTTTAAGCGCTCCTGCTAGGCCATCCTCCCAGACTGTAGCCTGTCTATAGTCAGGTTCCCAGTCCCACAGGAAGAGGATTCTCATTTCATTTCCTCGTCCCACTGTTCTGCTGTGGCTAACCAAGACATTTCTTTTCTAGCCCAAGTCATCATTTCTTCTCTCTTAGACTCGCTAGGAGGGTTCTTCAAAGCTTGGATTAGCTTGTTTTTATATACCTCTAGGTCTGCCTCTGTCCACTTACCTGCTTGAGTAGCTTTGTCGTGGTCTCTAACAGGGGTCTTGACTCCGAATTTAACAGTCTCTCCAAGGGCTGCGTAGTCACTAATGACAGGCCAAGCGCCTCCTGCTTGAGCTTTAACCCCAGATATACAGTAGACCTCTGGGAAAAGTGTAGGGTAGGCCCAGACATCAGACTGGTAGATTTCTTTAACAATCTGGTCATGTCCTATTTTCCCGTGATTTGTTACCCCTAACTTAGACAGCTCTTGCTCCATCTGTTGTATTCTAGCTTTAAATAGCATCCTTTCAGGATTGTTTCTGTTTATGACATCAAAACTGCCCCAACCGTAGTAGACATCTAAAGTAGCATCTGGCACTTCTTTGCGAACATCAGGCCACACCTTATAAAGAAGGTCTAGCCCTCTCTCATGTGCAGACATATATATGCACCTATTTGGTTTACGTTTTAACTTATTATCATATTTAAACTGATCTGGATCTATTCCATTCCCACTAGAGAAAGCTTTATCATCAGGCACAGAACTATATAGTTTTCTATGGTAATCAGATACAAAGATTACTTTAGTTAAGTTGTTTATCCTCTCCTTGGTAAGTTCTTCTGGTTCTACCACATCATGAAGCCATAGGTACTTCTTTCTAGCTTTAATGTCCTTATCAAATAGGGAAGGGTCTCTCCAGCCTATAACCACATCAAAGTCATCCTTGGTGCTGAATTCCCAGTAGTGTTTCCATTGAACTCCATCATATTCACCAGCTTTTTCTCCAGGGATAGCAAAAACCTCTACGCTCCATCCCATATCATTAAGGATCTTACTCAACTGGATTACCGCCTCTTCGCTACCACCTACGCCTGTTTTGAGGCTCCAAGGCCCCCATGTGCCTACTGCACTACTGCCGCAAACAATAGCTATACTTTTCTTCCCCCACTTCCGAGGTTCAACATAGTAGTTCCTTATTGAGTGGACTAGAGGACTCTCTTGTATCTCTTTGGGTACGTTCTCTAGCAAGCCTGGAATCTTCTTTTCTTCTCCAGCTTCTTTAAGCTCATTAACTACCTGCATAACGGATTCGTTAAGGTCTGAAACTCTTTGTAATTCACTAAGTAGGTTCCTTGCATCAAGCAATTCAGGGTCATAAGGTCTTAGTTCTGATGCCTTGGTAAGCCATTTAGAAGCCTTTTTAAGCCCTTTAGCGCCTAAATTAGTATATGCCTCCGCTAATGCTTTGTAGGCTCTGTAGGTAGCCTCCATAGGTCTAAGTACCACTGTAGTTGGGTCTACCTCTTTGTTGGTTGCTGCTTCTAGCCACTCAATAGCCTTATCCCAAAGGTGGTCTACCATCTCAAGCTCTCCAACCTCTACAAACGGAGAAGGGTCTTTAGGGTTCTCTGCCATAGCCTTCATATAACAGCCTCTAGCAGAGTTTACATCGTTCATCTGCCTGTAAATATCGCCTAAATACACCCACGCCTGTGAGCGTTCTTCTGCCCAGCCCGACATCTTTAGGTACTTCTCAAACAACACCTTGGCCTGACTAAATAACCTAGCATCTACATAATGGGTTGCTAGATAAAACAGTATTCTTGGGTCTGGGTTGGACGTATCTTTAGCTAACATCCCTTCTAAAAGCTTGATGTTTCGGATAAGACTTTCATCTCTCCTCTGTTCGGTAGAGTGGTGGATAACTTTCCACTCATCATTCATGACTTTACCGACAGCCCTGACCTCGTTTAAGGTTACGTGAACTGTTATGTCCCCATCTTGGAAGGAAGATTTCCACTGGAAGGTTCCGTTGTTCCTGATAATCCTAGAAGTGTAGTGACTTACCGTTACATTCCCGTAAGTATCGTGGGCATAATCATATTTTATATAGATACCATCCACCTCTTTACTGGCTATAGCGCAGACCTCAGCTACCTTTTCTGGGGTCTCTACTGTGTCATCTGAGTCTAGCCATAAGATCCAGCTATACTTGTCTGGCACTCTAGCAAAGTTATCTGTTCTGGCTTTAACGAAGTTCCCAGTCCAAACTGTCTCTTTAACATCTACCTTGTACTTCTTGCAGACATCAAGCACTTCTTTAGCTGGCTTCTCCCCTTCAGGGGCGTTAACATCTATATATATGCTATCCACATGCTCATGGACTGACTCTAGGCAGTCGGCCAACAGGGGTGCTTCGTCCGCTGTCCCCTTAACAATCATGCAGAGGGCTATAGTGGGTTTCATCGTAAGACTCCAAACTCAGGGAATTTCTTTAGGAACCAATCGTGATGTTTCCTGTCCCTAAACATTGTCGGATAGGCCTCAGATATTTCCTTCCATAGTTCAGGGGGCATAGTCAGAGTCAGCCTAGTATCTGACTCCTTTATCTTAACTGTGGTTTTTCTTTCTGCTCTTCCTTTAACTATTTGGTGAGAGGCTATAGCGTCCTCTACGGCTGCATGTATCCATGCTGACCCCTTGACTTTATGCTTCTTGTTATCTTCGGTTGTAAAATAAAATGTCTTGCGCTTGAACTTCTTAATAAGATTCTTTAGGTTCTGCTCGTCCCAATCATCTGGCATACCCACAATATCTGACCAGTGGTCTGGGGACTTATCGTTTCGTGCTTTTCCCATCTTTGCTCCAATTTTAATTATTATTTTTGGAGTGTTTGTTTTGTTAATTTAATCACAAATAGAAAAAGGGAGCAACTTACTGCTCCCAATCTCTTTACAGAACTGCTTTAGCCCACGAAGTAGCCACTGCGGTACGCAGATGACTTCTGGTTCAAAGCTTCAACAGTACATTCTGCTTCGATCAGACCTCTAGTGTCAGAACCAACCTTGCCCAATGGCTTCATAGATGGTTTACGACCAGTAAGGTAAGCTTTACGCCACTTACTAGTGTCCACAGCTAGAACACCGTTAGTAGGAACTTCACGGCTGAATGAGATGTTATGCACACCAAACGCAGACACATAAGTTTCTACACGAAGTACTTGCTTGAACTCACCAGCTTCTAAGTTAGAAGTAGTCTTGGTGTTGAAACGATCAACGACAAGCTTTAGGTAAGAAGGCAATAGTACTAGGTCTACTGTTGCGTCAGTTCCACCTTCGTAAATACCTCTTACGATGTCGTTAAATTCTGTTTCTGTAAAACAGGTTCCAGATGTACGGGCAGTTTTGTTGGTAGTGATAAGAGCGATTGCTCCATCCATTCGTCTTGCGACTCCTGAGCTACCAGATGCTCGTGTTCCTTGGATTGCTGCTTTTTCTGTATCACGCATCAACTCTGTCATTTTCTTGTCAGTTTGATATGTGAACGGGTCTCCCATTCCATAGTGAGGGATTGCTGACTCTGTATCAGATACAGATACAACCTTACGGAACAACTGAACTACGTTAGTTGCCCTTGTTGGCTGACTGTGGTCAACAATTACTGCTGCGCTAGCTTCGATGGTAGCGTTATCAGCAGAAGAATCATAAGTATCAACTTGCCACTCATGAAGAGTGTTAGAAGCACTTGATTCACCAATATTTGAAATGAAAGGAGTAGACGTAAAGTCCAAATTAGTTATCAACTCATTGACATCCTCTGGACGAGTAGTGTCATCATGAGTAATTAGGCCAATAGCCATAATTATTCTCCTTAGTTTTATTTAGGTACGGTTTTTATTCAAATCCTGCCATCTTACGCATTTGTTTGACTGCGGGTAATTCGCTAATCAACTCTGCTCTGGCGGATTTGTCGCCAGCCCTCATTCTTTGAACGAGTTCAGTCCTTTTGTCGACTGGTGCTGACTTTTGTGCAGACTCTACTTGGGCAGCTTGTTTTTCAGCAGTCTTCACTTGGGCTTGGGTAGCGCCTTCCTGTCGGGCCTCTGCTAGGGCTGTATCTCTCGCCATATTCAGGCTTTTTTGGTAAGCGTACTCTAGCTTAGCGGAGTGACCTGTAATCTGAGCGACTATAGGATCTGTGCTAAGTATTTCCTTCATGGAAGTTGCATTTTTAGCTGCATCATCACCATGAGTGAACATAAACTTCATTACTGCGTTATCCCTCTGCATAGAGCTTTCGGGAGTGTCTGCTGACTCTTCTTCATATTCCTCTGCCTGTGCTTGCGCTTGCACGGGTTCTTCAAAGGCTTGATCTAGAATCCTTGCGAGTTCAGCCTTTTCACTGTTAGTAGCGCCTAGCTTCGATTCAGCATTACTATATGCCTTCTCTAGCTCTTCAACGCTTTTATATTTACCAGCGTAAAGCTTTTCCTCTACCGTATCCTCGGCTTTTGTTTCAGGGGCTACAGTTTCCTGTTCTGTAGTTTGATCCTGAGTTGCTTCGGGGGTTTTTGTTTGAGCTACGTCGGCCTCACTTGTTTGGGTAGCTTCCGTGTCCGCTGGTGCGGGGGCTGCTGTCCCATTAGCTTGGGTATCGTTCATAACACTAACATTTAACCACCCTGTAATATAAGTGTCAAGCCTGTGGGCTTAGGTACAGCTTTAACTGTTCAGTTAATTGCTTAACAATTAGGTCTGCTCCACCTACCTCTTGTAGGGTGTGGAGGTTTGCTCGAATCTGGCCAACAGTCAAGTCGCTAACACCTTCTTTACTTAAGAAAGCAGCTACCATCTGGCTAGCAGTCTGCTTGGTAAGCCATTCTAAATAATCACTAAAACCAGGAGTCTTTTTAAGTTCGTCCAGTTTTTTATATATAGCTATCTCTTCTCGCATAGCTTCTGTTGCCTTAGCTTGTTGTTCTTCGTCCATTTTACCCCCTTTTTAATACTATACTGGATTTGCTGCTACTTCAGCTTCTAGGTCAGCTCTCTCCCCTTGGAGGGTGGCTGGCTCTGTGATGGCTGCTTGCTCATTAGCCATTTGCTCTACTTGGCCTAGCTGATTCAAAGCTCCTGCTTCGGTTGCAGCGTTCTGAGCCATCTGTTGCTGTTGGATGCTTTCTTTAGCCCCAGTCAGCGCAGCAGTTAGTTCTTCAAGTATATCATTCTTGCCTGGGAGGTCAAAGGTGTCTAAGACCATCCTGATTACTGGCAATATAATGTCTGGGTTTGTTTGGACAATAGGTGCAATTATTGGAGTGATGTACTGGAGCAACTCTACGGCTTCCCTGCGGGCTGCAATCTCATCCTTAGGTAACATAGAACCTGTTTCAATATCTATTATGTAATCAGCTCTAACATCAGCAGGGCTTAGCTTTAGCCATTCCTGTTCACCTTTTTCGCCTACTATCTGGATTATTCTTTCTTTGTCTAGGAACTGCTGGTTGAGGGCATAGACCAAGTGGCCTATCTGCTTGACGGCTTCCTCTAGCAAGGCGATCTTCATAGCGAATCGCTTACCTGCCATAGTCGTAGCAGTAACAACTTCGGTAGCTGAACGCCTCTGTGGGTTGTCAGGCAACAGTCCGATACCAATCTCATCAATAGCTACTGTCCTCTGGATGTCGCTAACTGTTCTTTCTTCTATTTCGCTAGAAGCTCCCTGTAGTGGAGGTAGTTGGAAGGTATCTACAGAGTTAAGGTCAGAAACCATCCATACATTACCTGGGGCCATGACTGCGGAGTTAGGGTTACGGATTGTGCCTGGAACCATCATTATTACAGGGTTTAGGGCTAGGTTATCATAGTCCCTTCTTTGGTTACGGATAGAGTTGACTTCTCTCTGTAGTGGGTCAATAACAGACAGTTCTGACTGTCCGTAATATTTATGTGGGTCTCGGTAGTCATCTAGCTCAACAAAAGGAATCTTTTTGTGGTTGTAAGGGTTGGGGGTATCCCTAAGCACAACGGAGCGATTGGCAATAACGATTAGCCTATCAGCCTCCCAGTATTCAAGGATTTCCACAGACTTTTTGTGGCGATCTTTCTCTGGGGCGTTATTGTTGTACCTAGGGAGCTTATCTAAATACCTGTCTGACTCTGTTAGTTTGATCTCATTTACATGGTTGTAGTTAGGGTTGTCTTTTAGGACTTCTAAGGGGACTGTCTTTCGGTGGACTAGGTGGTCTACAGGCTCCCCCGCGGTGGAGTCAGGGTCAACATAGACATCCATTGGATCAACAATTTCAATCTTCGGGTCATCATGCTCTATATCAGACTTAACGACCTCTTTAAAGGTTATTTTGTCATCTTCACCTACCACTGGCTCCATCATGGTTCTAGTTCTGGTCTTATAGTTCCAAGATACCTTGGCATAGGCCTTAGAGTACATCAAAGAGTCCTTAATATAGTCGTGCATCTTTAGGCGCATACCAGCGTTGCCCCACTGGTAGTTTAGGAGGTCTTGGACTACTCTAGCGCCATCACCATTTTGATCTGGTTCACGGGCTACAGCTCTCCACTTAGGTTCTCTAGCGAATAGTTTTGGGATAATAGTTTCAACCACTGTGAATGACCAAGGGACAAACAGTTTACTTCTCCAAGGGTAGAGGGAGGTATCTAGAACACCTCTCCAGTTGTTGTAAGAGCGCTTCCATATTTCATCTTGATTTGTCTTTCGGTAATTTCTAGCTCTGGTGAATCTGTCATTTACTAAATTTAGAGTTACTTCATCTTTGGGGTTCTTAGTTTCGACAGTCCCTTGGACTGCTTTACTGGGACTCCCCGCCTTAATAGTCTTATTAGACCCTGTTGGTCTGCTTACTTTGTTCAACTTCTTTTTTGTTTTTGCCATTTTAATTTCCGTTTATAGGTTTAATCCTTCTGATTGTATCACAACTTAGTACCCTGTAGCAGAATCTACTGGTTGCTGGAGATAGCTTTTGAACTCTGTCTCTGCATCTCCTCCTTTATAGGATACTACGAAATACCTGATGGCATCCATAAGGTGATTGTTCTTATCTTCTGGGATGTTTACTGCGTCACCTAGGCGGTCTTTCTTCCAAGAGTAGGACATAAATTCTTTAATTGTGGCCTTACAACGGGGGTGGACTATAATTTTATTCTCTTTTAATAGCTGGTGAACCTGGTCTATGGTGGCGTGAAGCCAAGGACGGTTGCCCTCGCCTGTATTTTTCTTGACTGGAATCGAATAAACCCCGTAATTACCTAGGTCCATTATCTGTTGTTTACCTGCGGAGTCAGCATAGGTCGCAATAAAGTGCCTATGGGCGGATTTCTGTTTAATAAGCTCAGCTAACTGGGATATATAGATGTCATTTATATAAATTTCATCAAATATATGGATAACCCCCTCCCTATCTACACCTATAAAAGGTACGGCATGGGGGTCAACAGCTCCAAAGTCGATAGCTCTATAGAAGCTCCAGCTTTCATCTACCTCAAAGTCTTTAATATGTATCTTATCGTCAAAGCCCGTATATATAAGACCGACAAACTTAGCAAAGTCAGCCATATACTCCTGCTGGAAGAACTCTGGGGTCAACCTGTCCCTCTCTTTATCGAGGTTATCCCTAGGAATCAGCGGGTTATCGTAAGAAGTGAAGTGGAAAGTCTTCCAATCGGACTTTTCCTTAGCTGCTTCGTCTACAGCCATGTCCCAGAAGCCCTTAAAGTGGTTGGATACACCGTTAGGGGTGGTAATAAACAAGGCCCAGCCGTCAGTTTGAACAAGCATGGGGCCAATAATCTTATCCCAGACGTATTCTTTCTGGAAAGCGAACTCATCTAGGACTACTCCCCTCAACCCAGCTCCACGAAGGGAGTTTTCGTTGTCTGAGCCTTTAAACTCTATAGTAGAAACCCCACCATTTAAGGCTCTTATCTGTAATATCTGTTCATTATCGTTCTTTTTTAAAATTAAGTCCTTAGGGATGTACTCATCTACTAGGTCCCGCCAATAAATAGATTTAGCTTGCTTATACTCAGGGGCAATTATCCAGTAACGTCCAGGATTATGGAGAGCCTCTCTAAATACGACATTTAAAGCTAGGGCGGACTTACCGAATCGTCTACCAGCTCTAACAACTACCCTTTTATGGGTAATCAGGGAGTCGGCTATCTCTTGTTGCCCTTGGTGGGGTTTAAAATCTAAGGTTATCTTATTTTGTTGCTTCATCGGGAACGACATCTATGGGGTCCTCCTTCGGCAGCGACCTGCTATCATTAAAGAAAGCGTTCTTCACCTGTAGCTGTAAGGTAGGGCGTTCGGACTTATTCCAGCCATGTAATTCCAATATATCTTTAGAGGCCAACCTCTTAGCTCCAATTTCCTTATCTTGCTTGGCCACATCCATAATCTGCTTAACTGCCCACTCTGGGGTGGCTCCATGTAACTCAAGAGCATCATCTATAGCCCTCTGGATATGGGGTTTGTTCTTTAATACCGAGCTTTCAGTGTTTACAACTGCGGGGTTGTTAGTAGAGTAGCCCGCCTCAGCATAAGCTTGGGCATTAGTCTTCCCTTGTATCTTGCCTTTAACGAATTTCTTCTGCTTAATGGTTAGTTTCTTATCTTTAGGGTCTCCCGTGTATTTCTTAGGCATATTATACCTGGTCGTTATTCTTGGCCCGATTATAATCCCGCTTACAACCATCAGTATCAAACCTAGCGGTCTTACGCTTAGCATTAAATTCCTTCCCACAATATTCACAGTTCTTCTTCATCGTTAGCGTACCACGTTAATGTCGTTAGCGTACCACGTTTGATACGGTAACTCAAATAATTGGTACGGTACCGATGACTTATCGTCATTAAATAAATACCCTTTTTATAGCTTCTTTTTTAAAATTGACCTCTGTTATTTTGGTTCTATCTCTTTAAGTTAGTGTTTGTATGGATACCTTATATATATACACATGTCCATTGGGGGAATCCACCCCCCTCACCTCTGTTAGGCGCATACATGCGCGCACCTCCTTTATCCTTCCTTCCTTCTCTCTCTTTCATCATACCTATAGCGGGGGTAATGGGTGTGTTAGGGCTGGGGTGTAGTATGAGGTAGCATGAGGTACCATCCATGTACGTATACATATATAGGTCTATTCTTCTATATATGATCCTCTCTATTAACCTTACTGTTAGTCCTTTAATGGGGTTTTATTATCGGGTTTTATTCTATATACATTCAACCTATAACTTTTATATGGTTCTTATATGGCGCTACTTATAAGTAAGCATTTATCCTTATTCTTATTCATGCGTTGATTCTTATAATGGGGTTTATTCAATGCTTTAAACTGTTAAGGTGCATTTATTGCCCTGCTTACTACCCTAATTATATCATATATCATACAATTTTACC